CATTACCATTTCGGATATCACACTCCTGCATGAGCCCGGTTAGGTACATGGCGTTGTTTTCTTTTATATCTCTCTTTTGCTCTTCTGTGAGAAGATCTCGGCAAACGCCGCCTTCGCACAAAGCATAATATTCTCTTAACAAAACCTTAGACATTTATCTCTCTCCAAATAAAATTAAACGGGCATCACCCGTGCGAGTCAGCAACCATTTTTACAACGACGGACTCCGCGTAACATCCATTTTGGCATTTTATTCACCCCCCTTGTAATGGTTTAATTTGACTCCACAGTCACTAAAAACTGTATTTAAAACGTATGATGTTCCAGAACTTATCCAACCACAAATTAAAAGATTTGCGATCGAGAGTTCAAAAGTAAATAGTTCGGTGAAGGGGTTAATGCCACACAAAAAAACGCCGGCCCAGAAGCCTACGCACATGGGACATTCCCAGAAGTATCCTTCTGGTCTAATTTTGTCAAATATCTTTGCATAACAAATCAGTTGGGTTAATCCAAAGGACGCCAAAGTAAAATACAAAAGTGACATTACTTCTTCTTCTCTTCTTCCAACATATAGCTCATCCAATAAGGCTCATAATTGAAACCTGGCATAATATTGCCTTTCTCGGCGGATTGTGGAACTTCTCCGAGCGCCGTCGAGTCTTCATCTGTAGGCTCTGTGTAATAATCGTCGAGCATCTGCTCGTAATCTTCGATATAATCATAATAAGGCTTCTCTTCTTTCAAGAATTTGGAAATATTGTAAAGAGCATAATCAATCGGGCTTACGCTCCCATCTTTTGACTCCTCTAACAGTCCCTCGATGGAGCCATATACACTTCCACCCTTAATAGACTCGTAGGAAATAATCCCCTTTCTTTTCAAATAGGTAAAAAATCGATCCTGAACTCCATAAACAGTCTCGGAAAAATCATCTTTGGCAAAAGTAACTATCTTTCTACTTTCTGGCATAATCACGATATCCATCTCGTGGTGATCGAAAATCAGGATATTGCCGTCCAAAGACTTTCTAGCCTTCAACTCCAATGTCATTCTAGTTTTGTTGGCTTCTGGCCCTATGCGCACACTTATTTCAGCCATTAGCTTTGCAATTCCTTAACTAAATTTTGTATTTTCAAAATATCATGAATAAAAATGTTATCGATAGGTCGCTTCCGAAAACTCTCCAAAATATTTAATACTTTTTTCGTATTTTCCATCATTTGTTTGTCAGATTTTACTTCTCTTATTTTAAGTGCTTCTGTAACGTGCTTTCTCAACTTGGGTATTTCCTCATTTAAGAATATTTTCAACTCTATTCCATTATCTATAAATGACCCCACATATCTTTTCAATAACTCCTTCTGTTCTTCCAAAAGAGACGAAGAATATTTCTCATTAAATTTCTTGGCGAACATTTTATAAGTTAAGTTGTCAATTGGCTTTAGTAATTCCTTTTCTCTCTCAGAATCAGAAATCATTTTTTCGACGAGATCGTTTTCCAACAAGACGCGATTTCTGGTCTTCGTCCGAGGGTGGAAAATTTGAAAAACCGTCGCTATGTCTTTATAGTTGGGTATAAAGTTATTAAATACGTCCGGAGAGACTTCTTTATTAATTGTGTTTATTAGGTCGCTCTGTTGTCGGAAGAGTACCTTGTGGTTGACTAGTCTTTTCTGAAGTCTTGATTCATAAATTATCTTTTCGGCGACTCTTCTTTCCACCTGTTTGGTGTCCAAAATTGATTTATAAAGATCCAAATCTTTCGCCAAAAGAGTGTTCCCCCTAAAGTTCTCCTTTATGAGTGAGAGAATGAGTTTTTTCTTTTTCTCATCCTTAGAAATAATAGTCTTCGTCAGTTCCCTGATCAGAACTTCAAAAATAAAAGCCGTATTGCGCTTTTTATTGTGTTTCATTTTCATTTATTTTAATCTCCGAATTGTCTTGTAATTCCCTAATTAAATTCTTGACCGTCAGGTTCGATTCCAGCAAGATGTCTTCTTCCTTTTTATAAATAGGTCGCTCGTCTTCGTAAAGACCGCGAGAAAGACCCCTCATATCACGAGTGCCCGGTATAACATCCTGTGGTCTGGGGAATGCAACCGCATGGTAGTTCTGCTGCCTGCCATCCCTGCCGTCTCCTCCACGTTGGATTTTCTTTACATATTTTTTGCCCTTGGAAGAGCGCTTGAGAGAATTGGGCGAATATTTTTTATTACGATCATCGCGGTCGGGGTCGTCATTACGTTTTGCTGGAGTGGCTAAAAGTGGCTCAGGATCAGTTTCTGCTTCCACGTCGCCAATCTCTTCCTCCGAGGCCATATCCTCTAGCTCATCGAATCCTTCATCATCGAATCCTTCTCCGCCAACATCTTCGGAGCCTAATGCTCCGCCGGCTGCTTCTGCTGCTACTGCTTCTGCTGCGGCATTCAATTCTGCTTCGAACCTTCGGTCATGAAACATCTCTCGTTGATTTCTAATGAATTCCTCACTCGACAGTGAAAAGATATTTTGAGCTATCCATCGGCGACTAAAGAAATTCTCGGTGGCGCCACCTGCTATGTCAAACTTGGTTTTCCAATGCTCCAACTCTTGCAATTCAGCTATTTTTGAAGGATTGTTTAAGTGAAGACGAAAACTCACCAAATCATCACCTCGGAAACCAAGGGTATACATATGAACGATCCCTATTTTTTCTAATTCGCTTATTACCGCGCGTTGAAGGCGCTGTATGGTTCTAGAAAAGCGGACATCTTTCTGAGCTAACGTCGTTTTATCTTCTTGCGCCTGATCCGAATCACTGGACAGATACGACGCAGGGATTTTCAACGCTGAAAACATCTTGTCTCTCAGATATTTGATATCGTCTATTACGCCAGTAAATTGGCCTCCTTGTAAATTTTCAATTTTGGATGATTCTCCTCCGCGAATGGGAATAAAATAATCTTCCTCTACCGAAAGCGGGTTGTAACGTAAATCCACCCTGCCAGTCTCCGCATTGACAACTTGGTTCCTCTTCATCGAAGTAATTGTTTTTTGTACGAAAGCCTCCACGTCCTGTGGGGCGATATTGCCTACATCTATGTAGAAAACCCTTCTCTCAGCGGAGCGTACTACGCGATAAGCCATCATGGCGTCTTCCATTAGCACCAATTGGCGCCAAATGCGTCGTGCTGGTTCCAAAACAGATGTTCCATATGGGGCGTACTTGTCATTACCCAATATTCTTAAATGCGCTATCTGCCAATTTTCGAAAGTCATGCCGGCTGAGTTCCACTGATACTGAACATAATTGGGGTTTGTCGGGTCTTCACCCTCCATCCTCTCGACTTCTCTCAGCGGCAGTGGGATAACTGATTTAACCCCCATTCTGTCATCTATATCCATATAAACAATGTGGTCTCCGAATTTGCACATCGAGCGACACCAGCCAAAAAGATTATGATTAACATTTAAGACATTCTCGTAAAGAGATTTTAAAACTGCTTTTATTTCCTCGTTCGGACAATCGATAGTAAGCATTGGGCTCATAGAGGTGTGCGTCGTCATTTCATCTGCATAGATATCCAAGGCAGAAGCCAGTTCTGGCATATATTCCATTTGCTCATAATCAACGTATCTTTCTACCCGATTCTGTTGCGCCATAAGTTTAGAATTCATGACGTCAAAGGGACTATATTCAGATCTCTTAAATTGTTGACCAGAGGCAGTCTTAAACTGCGTGGCATATTTATCCAAAGATGTTCGACGAATCTTGCGATTCATCTGTGTGCGCCAATTTACAATCGGGCCCGAGAATAGGCGAGTTAATCGCCTAAATAATTCGGACTGGGGATTATTGGGGTTTTTCTGTTGATCAGCCATTCTTTATCCTTTTAGTAGCCAAGCATATTGCTTATAATCTTCTTTTGCATTGAACATTTTTTCGTCCAGTGCCTCTTCCTTGGTGTAGCCTTCCATTCCGGGAATGCAAGTATTGAGTTTTGTGTTGACTTGTATCATCGAGTTTAAACATGCTTTTTTGTATTCAATATCTTTCTGATTCGCGGTGAGGGCAGTATCTCTTACCCAACAGGCGATTGCCAATGCCATGATTAAATCATCATTATAGCCTCGCATGGCTTGAGGCTTCCCATTATGACAAATAAAAGTTCGTAATTCATTAGAAAAACGAACTGAATATACTTTAATTAGTTTGTTTCTGATGAATTCT